AGCCTTTGCCCAACAGGCATATAACTTCATTGTCAGTATATTTGTTGTACCACTCAGTTCCTTCCTCTTCACCCATCAAATCTATTAATGTACTTTTTTTAAAGATTTGTGTTGAATGGCGAACAATTTCCAATTGGATAGGCGATAATGGTGGTAAGCCAAGATAGTGCTGATCCGTAACGAATTGCTCAATAGAAACAGGTTTCATTGTGAATTCATCTTTGGATAATAGCCTTTCAAAATCGGCTAATTCCAAGTTCATACCCATAAAGTCAGACATGATTTTGACCTTTATGGGCGACTAAAATAGATGACCTGTTTTGGTTATGTCCAACAGAATCCTGAATCGCATTCACCATCATTAAAATTTTCCTCTTCATTTATTTCCTTTGCGGGGAAAGCCTCCCTCAATGGCTTTACTTTTCTACAATAACTGCATCTTGAATATCTTCATCAGAAGTTTTCATAATGTCAAATGCAACAGCAAGTTCTCTTCTAACCTCGTCAGCAATTTGCGGATGCTTTGAAATAACATCTCTGAGAATCTTTGAGAGTATTTGGTTAACATTCTCGGCTTTCTGCATTCGGGCAATGTAGTCGCTATCCCCAGTTGTACCGCCCATTAACTTATGCAATTGTGCCTTTTTGTTTGCAATTTCAGAAGCCAACTTTAAAGCCTGGATGCGAGCAGGAACCATGCCATGATCTGTAGCAATATTGACTGTCTCCCAAGCCTCCTTGCTTAACTGATCAAATTCCTGAAGCGCCTTAATAGTATTAAACTGTATCCTCTCTAGGAAATACGGGTCATCATCGGCCTGTTTATTTAGAATTTTTTTATATTCATTAATGTATTCTTTTGCTTCGCTTGTACTCAAAGAAAGCAATGTTCCAATTTCATGGTAGTTATAGCCTTTGACAAAGAGAAGCCCAGCCTCTTCAATCTTCCTTAACTTATCTAGAATTGTTTTTTCGCCAATTGGCTCTATTTCAGACATATATATATTTTATCATACGGATAAATAATAAAAAGCGAAAAGCCCCGCAATAGCGGGGCAATTCACCAAATATAAAATATTTTTACTTAGAAACAACTCTGTAAATAACCAGCTTGGGAGACTGGGCAAAAATGACAAGTGTTTCTTCAACTTTAGATGGAGTATTCATGTACATTATATTATCACCTTAAAATAAATTATTCTTGCGCTTGTCTTGTTTTTCTATAAATTAGTTTCGTCTTTGAAACCTAGAATATCATTGTCATCTTTAGCAAAAGACTCCAATTCAGAATAATTATAACCATGCATTTTTGTAAATGTTAAACGATAGTTGTACCATCCCCTAACGCCCTCCCAGAACTTAACATCTGTTTCCTGTGCAAGCTGGACTAATTCCTCATCTGACAATATAAAGCTAAGTACGCCTAATGGCATATAGACAACACTATTATATGTTTTCTCTTTGTCATCTCCATACTCTTTTAATATGTCTTGAAATTGCTTAATCGTTCTAGAGACAGCATCGCCAGTAAAATGGTCAATCTGCCCGTATGCATTCCTTACTCTTGGGCAATAATCATCAACATTAGTAATAGTTCCAAATGTTCTACACACCATTGGCCTATAGCCATATATTGTGCAACCACCCTTGTAGAAAGCACAGTGTCTTTTTGTTTCTCCGTCAGCTTGCCAATCTTCATCATTCATTGCCTCTTTAAGTGAGGCAATAACCGATTCAATCCACTCATTCGCAAAAGATTCCCCCTTATCTTCCATCTTAAGGTAAAACTCTTGCTTTAATCTAAATGCAATATTCGCACACTCAGCCAGAGGTATCCTCAAGCCAATAACACAACATCCGCCAGACCCCAAGCATTTGTATTTTGTTTCGTTTTGTTTTGCCTCAATATATCTAACTTGGTTATAAACCATGTCAAGTTTGGCAAATGTTGTAATATCTTTAGCAGATATTGTTCTTTTCATAATGACTTTCCTTTCTTTTTCCAATCATTTTTTTTCTTCATTTCGCGTCTCTTTTGCTCAACAAGTTTTTGCGCTGGAGATTTTGGAGCCTTCGGACGACCTGAGGATAAGTTTCTTCCCTTCCCCCTATACTTAAGAAGATCGTATTTCTTACACCAGTTGTAGACAGACTGGGGGCTTACCTTAACATTGTAATTCTTTTCAAGCAGCTTCACTATGTCTGTCATATTCATTCTTTTAGAAACATAATGCTCATAAAGAAATGCCTTATCTTTATACGGCTCTAGCGCCATCTCTACCCCCTGTTTTGTAATACCACAAGGCAATACCTAAGGCATCAACGATATCCTCGTCGTCTAGCCCTGGAGTATCGTCTCCGTATGCAACAGAAACAATATCTCTAACTCTCTGCTTTCTTTCGTTCTTCATCTTGATTTGAATTGAGCCTTTCTTGCCATTCTCTTCTAAGACTTTTTTATCCTGCTTGTTAAGATTTTTGTATCCAATATTAGGCTTCCAACTCAAGGGATTAATATCCCTTGTTTTAATCCCGTTCTGGAACAGCAAGCCCCAAGTAAAGCCGATCATATATGAAATAATTCTACTTGATTGAAAGTTTTGGATGTACACAGATTGTTCAATAGCAGCAACATCTGGCTTATATTCATTTATAATCTCTATTATCTCTGACGCTATCTTTGCAAACTTGTCAGACGGCTCTTTTTCTTTAGTAAGAACTACTTTCCCAGTTGCTATAACATTCTTGTTATTATCTACAATTGCCCAAGCAAGAGAATGAGAAGCAGGGTCTATGGCTAATACCCTAGACCAGTGATCGTTGTTAACAATTGATTTTAAACTCACATAAATATTATAGCGTATATAAACTAGCGTTGTTCGTCCCTGAGCTTTTGCTCATCCCAACCCCACTTTACAAGTCTTTGAATGTATCTTTCTGTTTTGCACTGTTCACAAATATCCTCAGCGTTATATGATGACAATATTGTTGTGCATTCTTTTGTTTTACAGACCCTTTTTCTTTTCTTGTTTTCTTTTTTTCTATAATAATTGTCTAATAGTTTTTTATTTGTTACAACTTTACGACACTCTGTAGAGCAATAGATTGTGTTATATACTTTTGCTGTAAACTCTTTTTTACATTCATCATTACTACATATTCTTACTTCACCGTCAAACATTCCCTGACCAGCATTTACCAGCCAAATCACATTCAGCACATTTTGCTGAACTGCGTTTATATGGCTGTATGGGTATCTCTCGCTTCAGATAGGCATCATAGATCCCATTGTATTTCTTAAATAGTTTATCAATAAAAGCGTCATCTCGTTCTATATAAATAGGCAATATTTCTTGATTATTTTTATTTTCATAAATAACAAAGCCAGATGGTAAATCTAAACACCTCATATAAATTTGTGCTTGCCTAATGTGGTCATCTTTTGGCTTTTTATGAAGCTGCCTATAATGAAAGCCCTCATTTGAAATTGATTTTAACTCAATCAACTTATGCCCATTGAGGTCAATAATGCCGTCTGCTGTCCCCTCAATTGGGGGAGAATCATAAGTGACAGGTATTTCTTCTGCAACCAGGATACCCAAATCTCTTAGATAAGAATATATTCTTTCATGCACAGCATGACCGTTATCAAATATCCTATAAGTTTGAGGAGAAAAAGATGTAGTCATCTCTACACCCTCAAACAAATAATACCAGTACCTAGCGCATTGATTTGTATAACTGGGGTGGAAACCGCCAACCTTCTTTTGTTGCGGTGCGTTTCTTAGGGCTAAGTGATCGTCAATTGACTTGATTAACTCCTCGACTAACTCATCGCCAGTTTTTTTGACGAGCTTCTCCTGTTTTGGCGCCCTTAATGTTTTTAATGATTTCAATTAATTATCCTTTTGCGGCCAGCTTAAGAGCATTGATATTCTCTTGCAATGCTTCATACATTGTTTTCCAAATATCATTTACAAACTTATCGCTTTCGCTCATGATTGAAGACTTTCTCTTAAACGCCTGAGATTTAACAATCATCATAGTTCTATAAGCTGCCAATATGTTGGCGTACTTAATAGCCTGATAGCCGATGTAAGTTTCAGGATGGTCAATAATATCCTGTACTATCTTCATGCACTCAATAAATTCTTCTGCTTTATCCCCCATGTGTTTGGAGAGCATTTCTGTATCTACAAATATATCTGCCATATTTAACTTTCTATTAGTTTCTTAAGTTCCTTACCAATCCACTTAGAGACTGGTGATGCAATTGCATTACCACACATTTTATATCTGTTGGTATCCGCAACCTTTTTACCATTATAGTCTACCGCTGTGTGATTGTCTGGGAAGCCCATCAATCTTTCACATTCAATAGGCGTGAGTCTTCTTAAAATCAATTCTGGTGTCATAACGCCATGCTGTGAAATTGTATCAAGCGTATATGATGGGTCACCTTCATCACCAAAGCCTTTACCCTGCGGACCAGACGTATCTGAACGACCGATTATTGTGCCCTGAATTGGGATAGCAACACCTACCCCCATCTGCTCAGTTATGCAAATTGATAAATCAATATCCGATATTGGGTCTTGCTTTATATGAAATGAATATGTTTCCTCTTCATTGCTAATAGCAACCAAAGGAACTTGTCCACCGCCAGTCCCCATCCTATGTTTTAATGTTGGAACCGTGTCATCATCGTATATACGAAGATCGCTAACTCTTGTTCCATCAACAACCAAAACAGTAGCTCTTGATTCACCAGTGTTATCAAAGGCATTGAGCGTAGGGGAAACGGCATTATCAACCCATGTTTCAAAATCCTCAGTGCTTTGTGCTCTTTTTGCTTTTACAAAAGGCTCTAGAATAAAATTACGCTCTGGTCTTTTATAATCAGTAGCAGCAAGAGTTATTCCTCCTTCTGCCCATTTTGCATGTCCTGTTTGTCCATACCAGATAGACTCACCAACGCCATCCTTAAAGGCTCTGGAATTCTGTTTCCCTTTTTTTCTGCTCTTTTTAATATTCCCGCTGCTGTCTTCTGGGACAGGTAATATTTTTCCGTTACTTCTTCCAATGGCTGAAGCGTCCCAGCAAGCGATGACAAATACTCTTCTTCTACGCTGGGCGACTCCGAACCATTGTGCATCCAAGATGTGCCATTCAATTCCCAGTGCCCCGATGTTAGCCATTTGGTTAATGACTTCTGCGAAGTCTTCTCCCTTATTGCTTGTGAGGGCACCTGGTACATTTTCCCAGATTGCCCATTTTGGATATTCTCCATTGGTTGCATCACGCATCTCCTTAATTATTCTTATACCTTCAAAATAAAGACCAGATCTTTCACCATCTAGCCCTGAACGCTTACCTGCTACAGATAAGTCCTGACACGGTGAGCCAAATGAAATTAAATCCACTGGCGTTAACTCAGCACCGTTTACATCTCTTACATCTTCCCATTTAGGGACATTGGGCCAATGTCTTTTTAATACACCTTGACAATGTTTATCCCATTCAACTTGAAATTTACAATCCCATCCAGCAGCGTCAAAGCCTAAATCAAAGCCCCCAACGCCAGCGAACAGGCTACCGTATGTTAATCTTCCCATGTTTTTCCTTTTATTAAATGGGGGTGTTGTCTACAAACACCACATTTTCCCCATGAGCCATTGCCCCAGTGAGTTTTCCACTCACGACAGCACTTAATTACAATCTCAGGACCGTACTCTTGTATCAGTCGTTTTCTACCTTTACTCGTAGTCACTATCTTTAATCAATTCTTTAAAGACATGCCATTCAATAATGGCAACCTTAACATCTGAATCTTCTCCTAGAACTACTGAAATACATGGATACTTATGATTCTGCTTCCATGCATCCTTCCTCATCTTAATCCACGCCGTGCGAGTAAGCGTGAAAGATGCACCGTTATGTTTATAATCTAGAAGAAATTCGTGAAACTCAGCATCGCCTTTTTTGAACCCTCTTCCTGAATTCTTAACTGGCTTTGCCTTGTCTTTTTTAATCTCGTCTTTTTCGTTTCTTTTCATTTATAAAGGCCAAACATAATCTGGTTCGTCAACTGGCTGGTTCAATACATCATCAAACTTATCATAGTACCAGTCCCATTGCTTCCATGCGAGTTTAAGACGGTGTGAGCGATGAATATCTTCACGACCAAACCAAAATGGTAAAATTAAATTGTCATAGTTAACAGACTCTAAAACCATATTGTTATTATAACCACGCCTTGTCCACTCCTCAATTGAGAGATTGAGGTAAAGCTTAAGAGCATCCTCATACCCTCTCCACATTCTAGTGACTACATGGTTCTCCCAACCATAATACAATGTACCATCTTTTTTCATCTTGGGCTTTGATCTACCCAGAAGAACATTCAGAACTTGGTACGATTCTACACGCTGTTTGCCAAGCCTCCGATAATCAAGAACCTGTAGCGATTCTTTAAAGTCTGGATAAGGAAGAAATGTTTGCATAGCAACCTTTCTGTTGTGTTTTGACACGGCAATAGTACACCATCAAATAGGTGTGCGCTTGGTCACGGTCAGTTATTCCCAAAAATATTCATCGCTGTACCTGTCTTCAATTCTTTTGATTGTAGCAAGAAACATCACAGCAGCAAGTCCAGAGGCTACGAGACCAGGCATCATAAGTTTAACTAGTAGTCTTTTCATCCTACTAATATTTTAGCACTTATCTCCTCTATTTGCTTTTCAGTAAGCTCAATCTTGCCCATGCCATTCCATTTTTCCTCGCCATAGAAGAACCAAGCACCACGGCGTTCAATAATATTCATCTCAATTGCTATATCAAGCATTTCACGATATTTGTCAATCATGCCTTCCTGCGGAAGAACATAATAGTGGCCATGAGTTCCAATGCTGGGGATCTGCTTTGTCTTTTCAATTGTCCAAGTAACACGCTGTGATGTAATCATGTTTGTATCGTCTCTCTCCATTTCTTTAGATGACATGGATAAGAAAAGCTTAACAATATTATGCATGTTGTGGTGAACTGTATTGCCCATTTTTGCTTTTGTTACTGCGTACATTCCAGAAAGGTCAATTGTCTGATGGGCAATAAAGATCATCATATTTTTTTCTTTGTGTAAATAATTAACAAGCTTTTGAAGCAAAAACCCCTGAGAGCGAGACTGTAGCCCCATTGCTTTACCACCCTCTGGCTTGTCATAAAACTCTTCTTTAATGATGTTTGAAAGAGAGTCAAATAAAAAGACATGCTTTTCCTCCTCATGTGTAAGATACGGGTGTATGTTTTTCAGAATGTCCTCTACAACCGTAGACTGAATAACAACAATGTCATCAACATCTATTCCGCACTTAGCAGCATACTCTTCATTAAAGGAATACTCTGAGTCCACAATAACTGGGCGAAAACCTCTCTGCTGGGCTTCGGCAAGTATTCTAAATGACATGGTGGATTTACCAACTGATGGAGTCCCCCAGAACAAATGAGTAGCACCAGTATTAAGACCTCCACCTAATGCACGATTAAGACCAACACTCGGGGTTGGAATAACCTCATGAATAGGCATGTGGTCGCCTTTTCTTTTATCTACAACTAACATTTTTTCTTCTTTCTGTTTGAATTGATATCATAACACAGGGAGGTCACAGACTTCCCAGCCAGTTACGAACTTTTTCTGCATCGTATGCAAAATCCACATTGTCTTTGAACGATTTATATGCGTTCAAGGACATTTCATTTAATCCATCTTTATTAAAGACTAAATCTCTTATAATATCAGCAGCTTCTGTTGTGGAGACTTTATCTAAATCAATGCAAGTGCCATCTCTAAACAACTCCGAGGCAAGTTGATTTTCATAACTTGATCTTCTAATTATGACTGGTCTACCACAAGCGTAGGCATTATAAATAATATGCCCATATCCATCGCCGTGGTCTTTAACATGAAAAACAAAATCATCATTATTCATTGAATTAGATAATTCAACAACACCGTTCATATTCCCATCACGACATTGACCACCATAACTGTTTAAAGAAAATTCGTGCAGATGAGTATCAAGCTCAACAAAGTCTTTCCAGCCGATAGGTAATTCTTGTAACAAATTGATATAGCTACTTATTGAATTTGATACTTTATGGGGCTTTGGTTTAAAAACCTCTGTATCAAATTCTTGGTGATAGTAAACGACATTTGTATCTTGTATACTTCCCGGCTGGACAGAGCCTAGTACATTTAAACCTCTAAATATACTTGGATCCCAGTTATTGCCGATTTGAACAATTAACTTGGCTTTTGGCTGGTATTCATTGATAAGCCTCTGAAATATAGAAATATGCTGTGGAATTGATGCAATAATGTAGTCAAATTCCATATCTTTAAAAGACTCAAATGTTATACCCTTATGCGTGGAGACATTGCCAGGGTCATACACATTGTATACACCATCAGAATAGTCTTTTACAATATTTAATGGCGGAGTGTTGTCTGCTAAAACCTGTGTTTCAACATCAAGAAACTGCTTTGCCGTCTCTACTTGGTTATTAATAGCCCAGAATTTCTCATAAAACCATTCCATACCAATTGGCCTGTAGACATTGATGCCCAAGCGATTTTCAAATAGAAGAACAGCCGATCTTAACAGTGAATTATGATGAAAATCAGTTAATAAATTCATTATTTTCAAAATATGCTAGACCGATAGTGTCATAATTTTGAACATCTTTGAATCGCACATCTGTTGTATTTTCAAATTCAAGCCCGATTAAATCATTGAACTCTTTATACATATCTTTTGTTGTCTCAATAGCATGTAACTCTGCTACAATGCTTTTAATTTTACAAAGCGTATCAACAGACGCTCCTTTAAACGCATTCCACTCCGCCCCTTCGCAGTCAATCTTTAAAATGTTTACTTTATCAACATTCTTTAAAACATCATCTAAGCTAATTGTGTCAACCTTTATTTCTTTACCATCTGTCCAAAGACCTTCTTGCCAACCTAAAGCGTCAACGGTATTACCAATAAACTTATGGTGTGCGCCAACCTCCGTTGCCTCATTGCCATAACGCAATATAACCTGTTCTCCAGATCTTCTACCAATGGCTTTATGGTGGAGAGTGAAATTCTTTTCCCATCCGTTTGCTTTAACATTCTTCATAATAAGTTCTGCGTTTTCTGGCAAAGGCTCAACAGCAATAACTTTAAAACCACGGCTAAGCATTGCTAATGAACAACCTCCAGCATGAGCACCAATATCAATAGATGTATACCCATTAGGTTGCGGATCTAAATCACCAATCTTGTATTCATCCTCCGCAATGCAGGAATATAAAGTATTCCAATCATTTGTGCCTTCCCTGGTAAATATTGTTACCTCAACACCCCAAGGTGTTTTAATTTTATCTTCTTTATAATCCATTTAAGAATTCCTCCCATTGTTTAATTATGTTTTTCTTACCAAATAAAACAGTTGCAAGAGCTCTTTGCCTTTCGCTAATATCTTTTGCATATTGATAATTATTTATAAGTTCATTTGTT